TTTGACGATTTCTTCAACCTGCTTAACTACAGGTGCAGAGAAGTCAATCTTCTCCGCGTCATCGTCCTTAGATAATGGATCACCTCCTTCATCACCTTTCGGTTTGTCGTTTGGATCTGTTTTATCTGTGGTATCTTTATCAGGATTAGGTTTAACGTCCTCTTTTGGATTACCGTTTTCATCTAATCGTTGATCATCTTTCCAGTTATCATTTGGGCCTTTTGGCTCTTGTTCTACTGGTTTCTTAACTTCTACTGACATTTTATTGTCCTTGTCCTTGAGCCGCTGTGACTGCACCTGCTTCTGCCCCTGCTGCTTGAGCTTGTGCTGCTATGGCTGCTTTCTTGTCCCGCTCTACTTGACTTTCATCCTTCAGGAATGATTTGTAATCTACTCCGTGGCCTGCACCCAGTAATGCTATTACATCACCAAACTTTAATCTAAGTTTAACTTCATCTGGTACTTCGGCTAATCCTACAAGGTCTTGCACGAATGCACGTAAGTTACCTAGTTCACTGTTACGTGATAAGGATTCAAAGCCTGTGACTATAATTGGCTCTACTGATTTGAACTGTTTATCTATACGCTTCATTATACGTTTAGCTAAAGGCAGTTGTAGTTCTGTCGCTAGTCTAGAGTATACACCACCTAATGAGCTTTCTAACTCATGAGCTTGCATTCTTATCTCTTCTGCTGTAACTCTTTCGGCATCTCGTGTTACTGCTGTGTTTAATAAGAACGCTGCGCCAATACGTCTTGATACTACTTCAAATTGATTAGTTAAGAAGTTAGACGCATCTGTGATGTCGGCAGAATAGGTTACTATATCTTCCTCTCTACCATGTACGTAAGCTCCTGAAGGGGCTTGTGTTATTTCTCTAACATCTGTCATACCAGTTGGATTAACCAAGTTCTTTACATCAGTGGCAACTGTCGTAAAGTCTAGTATAGCTTCAGCTAAAGTTGATAATGTATGAAAGTCACCTGCGTAACTCTCAACTAGTCCTGTACCATAATCTTTACCTCTTGCTAGATTCCATGTAAGTGGTATCCAAGGTAATGAGTCTTTATTGTACAGTCCTACTCGTTTATGACAGTAACATACGTCTTCTAGCTCTTGCCACACTTTGTAGCGATCGCCTACACGTACAATACCTGTATAAAGCGAAACGTCATCTTTCTCACCATAACCTTCTGCTTCTGCCATAGCTCTAAGGTTATCAGATAATCCATCTATCGATTTCGTCTCACGTAAGATTATCTTGACGGGTGTGCCTCTAAGATCACGTTTTATGGTGTAGTCCCGTATGGAGTACACCTGCATTGTTTCCTCATCGCTTTGAGGCATGTGTAACAAGCTATTACCAGTAATGATAAGTTGTTGTACCATATCGTTCATAGCTACGCGAGCGTTTAGTTTATCTAACTCTCGCATACCGTCACGTTCAGCTTTAGCTAGTCCTGCATCTATCTGTGCATCTGACAAACCTGTACTCTCTGATACAGATATACGTTGTTCTTTAGTAAGTTGCATTCGATAGAATGGTCTAGCTGGCTGAAATAAAGCCATGAGTATTTTATTTGATAAGTTTGTTACAGCTTGAGCACCTACAGATTGGAAGTCGTTTTGTAACTCTTCCTGACTTGTAAGTGGATCATCTGGGAATATATAAGGTAGTGTCCATCCTGCATACTTTTCACTACGCTCTAGGATAATTGAACGGTCACTTTCTGCTGCTAAGAATTCACCTTTGAGTTTGAACTCTCCATCTAGATCTGTTGGCATATAATCTCCTATATACTCACGCTAGTTGTTTGTTCATCCAACTCATCGTCAACTTCTAGGCTAATAGTGCCTATGTCTCCAATACCTTTACCTTCTGTCTCTGCAAAGACTTCTGCCTTTCTAGCTTGTATCTCTGCTTGTTTTTGGTCTCTTCTAGCCTCGCGTGCTGCCTCTCTATTCTTCTTATTTTGATAGAGTTGTGAGCCTACAATGACCGTTGCTGATGCGACAATAAATGACATTACTTGTGCTCCAATGTTTTGTCCAGTGCGTCATAATCTGGTGCAATGAACTCGGAGTACACATCCTTATCTTCTGTCTTATCAGTAGCTAAGAAGGTTGTCCATACTGTATCCTCCATTGCGAATCCAGCTCGTTTAGTTCCGGCAGGACTTACAAAGGTGCAAGGAGCTTCTATAACTCTCACACCTTCCTCTGTAGCAACTTTGATTACACCTTTAGAAACCACGTTTATCTGGTCTTTTAAGTGTATCTCACCTACCAATGCTGTTCCTGCTGGAATGGTTATCTCTCTTGCATACACACCGGCTGCGGAGTAGATAACAGGTTCTATAGTAACTTCTGTATCCTGATCTTTAATTGCACACTCAAGTTCCATAAGCTTGTTACGTCTTGCTTGAGGTGTAATTTCATTCCAGTCTACATCTAATAACTGTAAGTTCATAATTGATTCTATTAGGGCTATCCAAAGAAATATTCTGCTTCCAGTATATCGTTAATATTGTAAGTACCTGTCTTTGGTATCGATTCTAGATTAGCATTTATTTGTGTTGCCCAATCCTCTAAAGGACTAAACTCTGTATATAAATACTTGAATGCCTCTCGAATTCTCCTATACAAGTGTTCTGTATTACCTGCATGGGTTCCGTAGTCATCATGTATCATTGCATAACTAGATAAGTCCGTGTTATTGATTGTTAGTACCATGTGTGTACTATCTACGCTATGGATGAAGTTTGGTGAGATACCGTTCTTTTGTGCTGCTTTAGCTGGTGTACCATTATTATCCATATCCCGTAGTATAAACTCTATCTTACCATCTAACTGTGTAGCTACTCGGTATGTTCGTACTTTCTTATAAATTTGATAAACTGGGAAACCTATAGGTGTTACCCACTTAGCATAGTCCTTTCCTACTTGAGTACGCATCCATGCCATCGTAGCTCTCGCTGCGATAACTACCTCGCCTATAGCTGCCCATAAGATTGGTGTAAGATATTTAGCTATCTCCCACTTTTGTTCGTCCGGCAAACCAAACTTACTCCAGTTATCATCTACATACTCTAATATATAGGATCTTGCTGATTGTTGTGTTGCACCATACGGTAAGGTCATAACAGGGCGCTTTGCACATTTCCTATTTACACCAACTTTAAGCCAAACTCTTGCGAGATTGTCACCTTGTTTGACCTTCTTCTTAAGCTTTTCCGTTGTAACATCGGCCACCTCTTGATAAATATCTTGAGGTTCCTCTGTTTGTGTAAGGTTAGTCGCTTTCGCTCCAACTTCGTCACGTAACATGGCTGAAAAGTGTTGAAGTCCGTTGCATGATCCATCAAGACCCACAGGCAGTTGTCCTGTAGCATTTATATCTCTCCCATAGTCACAGTTTGCCCACTCATAACAGAAGGCTAGAAATTGATAAGGTTTATCTGCTGATCCCCAAAAGTCTCTATGTGAGATAGGGTCTTCTACTACTTGTTTAATGTAAGGTTCATGTTCCCTGATCCATTGCACTCTGTCGTCATACGTGAGCTTGTCCTCACCAAACGTGTTAGCTCCGTGTATAGCGAGCCATCTGACACCTGATACACCAAGTACAACCTTCTTCGAGAATCGTAATAAGCCTTTTGAAGTATCTGCTCCTTGAGGTGTAAGTCCAGATGTTGCACAGTAGATTCTTCCACGGAAATCACATGTGTAAGCAAAGTACAACTTGTCCCAAGTTCGCAGTTCTTTGGCAAGTTTATGCCCTTGCATAAAAGCGAGGACTTGTCCTTTTCTCTTTTGTTCTTGGGCATAACATTCCTTCGCTGTCATCTTCCAATTTTTAATACGTTCTTTCTGTGCTTCTGTAAGCTCATCTTTAGGGATGTCTTCTAGGTCATGAGGGAATGGTGGTATTGGTACTTTCTCATTTGATGGTATACCTATACCTAATCCTTTCTGATATATCTCTTCTTGAACTTGTAACACTTCTTCGTTAACTTGCCACGCTGTTCGTTGTAACTTGTTAACTGCTTTTATATGTTGTTCTGGGATTTTATCACGTACAAAGCGGCTATGATCCTTACCTTTAGTCTTAATGAACTTGAGGCTAAGTCTCGGTGTGTAATAACCACCACTATGTAAACTTGTCCACGGTCTAGGTACGACTTTGAGTGGTAAGTACGCTGGACTTAATAATCCTCGTTCTTTCTCAAACTCTGCTGCCCATTCATCGAACTCTGGAGTTGTGTCTAACTTACGTATAGTCTTACCTTGTTGGTAGTGCATATACATAAAAAACACGTCACCAAATACATTCAGTATTGCTTTGAATATCTGAGCACCGATCTTGACTTGATTACCTTTGCTCCATCCGTTCCACTTAACTTCAAACTCTTCATACTTCTTCATAAGAACTTTACGCTTATGAGCAAAGTCTGTCACGTTTTGTTTAACAAAGGATTTACGGACTGTATCGTAGTATTCAGGGTGTTTTTCTTCAAAGACCATACATTTAAGTTCAGTCTCAATACGTACCCCTATACCCATGCACATTGTCATAACAGTGTTCTTCTGCTTTGACTCAAGTACACTTGCAACAACGTGCTTTAATCCAATGTACGCTAGTTTTACATAGTCCTCTGTTGGGCCTGCTATTCTACGTACTAAAGCGTTGTATTGACCATTTACACCTGGTTTAGAGTTCTTAATGCTTACGGACTCTTTAAGGAATTCTCCCGCGTCTAATACTCTATCTTTAATGATAAAGCTTACTGCATCTGTTTGGTCTGCTTGGCCATTATCTCGTAGTCTATCTTGATTAGCGTAGTAGCTCTCACTACCTCTATCTAGACATTCTTGTTCCCACTCTAACTGCTCATGTATTGTTGGCATTCTTCTTTCTCTGTCTAGCTAATCTAGCTTTTGTGTTTCGTTGGATACGCTTCTGCTCTTCCGTCATGTGAGTAGGATGAATAAGGTTGACTTTAGGTGAAGCATGATGTTCTAAGTATTTACCTAACCCTATCAAATATTCGTAGGCAGATACTCCCTTATGGCCTAAATGTGCCTTAGTCTTGACACGCCCTTCAGCTCCATTACAGGAGTTATGAAGTGCGCCTCTAATAAAACCAGTAGTATGACAATGGTCTAATACTGGCTTATCTCTACTTGTAAACGGTTTGTTGCAGATTGCGCATTTATTCTTTTGGCGTTTCACTAACTGTGTTAACACGCTAGCTACTTGGCTTGCTCTAATCTGCTGTGGCATTTAGTCTATATCTCCTGCTGCCTTATCCCAACGTACCGCTTTGAATCGTGGTTCACGTAGACTACCATCTTTAAGACGTTTCATAGCTTTAATCTCTACTACTTTACCTATGATAGAGTCTTTATCTACCCACCAATCATTACGTTCTTTATCTGTCATACCTGAGACTTGGTGCTTGTTACCATTCTTCTCCATGACAATTAGAGCGCCTGTAGTACCTTGGTATTTACCGTGGCCTTCTACAAGCCCCACTACTTCCATATCAAGCGTTAATTCTTCTTTGATTTTCATCAAGGTATGATTTCGCTTCTCTGGCATATAAACAGCCTCACATTGCTTCAAAATAAGCCCCTCACCGCCCTTTTCCCAAATACGTTTAGCCGAAGCTTTCCAAGTTTCAACGCTCTGAGATGTGCCTAGCATTGGCGATAAACGGACACGAGGATCGTTAATTCTTTCAACGATCTCTGAGGCGAACTTGTAACGAGTATGTGCATTCATGTGGCACTTGTAGTCTACTAAGAAGTCGTGTACTTGTAGGTATACATCGTCAGCTTGTTCGTGCTTACGGTTAAGTATACCGTTAAGTATGGGGAATGAGTTGTACTCTAATCCCTCTATCATAATTTCAAAGATTAGTCTTCCACGTACATCTGGGAACTTCTTACCTATATCTCGTACGAATTCACGTAAAGATGGTATCTCACGACCTGAACTAGAACGTATAACCTTCTCGGGTAAGTCTAGTGTACCGTACCAACCATCATGTTTCTCGAACATCATGTATTGGCCGTGGTGCTTAGGAGTCTTCTTCTCTAAGTCTAGGTGTAGGTGTAAAGCTTTTTGCATCTTCATTTCCCAAACCTCCCCCAGAAGCCTAACTCTTTTAACACACGTTTATGGTGTTGCTCTGGTACAGCTTGTGCTGTTAGATATTCTTTGAGCTTACGCTTATTAGTTTTAGCGCAATCTGACTCTGTTTCAATGACGTGATTGTGTACATATTCTTGCCCTGTCTTTGGGTCAATGGAGGACTCTAAAGGTATGATAAAACGCATTTTTCAAACTCTCCTAGTTTAGCTCGTTGCTGTTTATTTGGTGTAATCTTTAACTTACAAGATTTCTCAAAGTACTTAATTACATCATAAGGATCAGCATAGTTACGTTGCATCCATAAGAGGTAAGCTTGCTCAAAGAACCGTTCCATAGCTGTTGGGCCGTAGTAGTTATAGTAAAGTACCCATGTACGCTTGGCAGCTTCTTCATCGGTAGTTACTGTCTTTAAGACCTCATAAGCTTTAGCCTCACCACATGCACCTGCTCCGTCTTTACGAGGTTTCCCTGATTTAAGCGGAAAATACATATCTAAGTCTTTGTTAGAAATCTTCTCTAGTCCTGGGATATTATCTGCTTTGTCACCCATAATCATTTGGTGCCAGAACCAACTTGTACCTAGTCCGACTAGTTTAGGTTTTACGTTACCTACATCTTTGTACTCTGTCTTACCAAAGCCTTTGACCATGACTAGCTCACCAGTCTTGGGATTACAATGCAGACCTTGAGCCATCCATAAGTCTTTATCACCAGACATAACACAGGATGAGTACCATCCATGTTCTTTAATTCTAGCATGTTGGTATTGAACGATTAGATCATCAGCTTCATACATCGGCTTGTGAACTGGCGTACAAACTTCGCCTTGATAGTTAGCCAACATATCGCGTAATTCTCGTACACGTACTTTAATAGGTGCGTCTGGATCACGGTTTTCTTGATAAGGTTTAACAGTAGCCATAGCCTCACGTCCAGTCTTTGTACCTAAAGTAATAAATACATTGACGTGTGCTGCTCCTGCTTGATGTCTCTTTACGGTGATGTGTTCAAGTAGATGACGGAAGTCAACAGAGGGAGGCTGATCTAAGTCAGCCACCTCATAACATGCGAAGTCTGCATCGTACTGTAACACTCGATCCTCAACAATGGCGCGAGAGGTAGAGTCACCTTTCGCTGCCTGAGAACCTAAGTTACTAAAGTCCATAATTAATCCAAGTTAGGTACTTCTGCTGTTTCTGTAGCTGCTGCGCCGGATAAAGCGGCTAATCCTGTTCCTGCTGGTTCTTCTACATGGTCATCTAGAGTAATATGTTCTTGT